ACCGACGGTTTGTCGCGCAGCCAGTAGAAGGTTACGACGTGGTTTTCGCTACACCATTCGAAAACCGGCATCTCCTTGCTCAAGTTCCCGACTATTATGAGCGCCTTAAAAGGAGCTACGATCCCCGTTTTTATGAGCAGGAGGTTCTCGGGAAATATCTAAACATCTACGAAGGTCAAGTCTACTACGGATTCGATCGCACGCGCAATCTCCGTTCCGTAACCGTCAATCCGCAGCTACCCCTGCTGTGGTCCCTAGATTTTAACGTAGACCCCATGTGTTCGATCGTCGCCCAGAGCCATCACGGCGCCGTTTACGTCCTCGACGAGATCGTCATTCGCCGTGCCACAACGCCGGACGCCTGCAAGGAGTTTTGCGCGCGCTGGGGACAACATCCAGGCGGAATCATCATCCACGGCGACGCAACCGGCTCCCACGGCCGGACGACGGGCGCCACCGATCTCGAGCTCATCCGAAGCTTCTTCCGGTCGCGCGGTTACTCCAACGTGAGCTATCACATCGCCGCATCGAACCCCGACGTGCGCAGCCGTGTGCACCTGGTGAACGCCCTTCTGCGACCTGCCGCCGGCGAACCCCAGCTTTACGTCTCCCCAAACTGCCGGGAGCTCATCGCGGACCTCGAGCAGGTCAGTTACAAACCTGGAAGCACAGTTATCGACAAGGAAAAGGACCCGCGGCGCACGCACCTCTCCGATGCGCTTGGCTACCTTGTCTGGGCACACTGTCGGCCCCGGGGCATAGCGGGCGAGCAACAACATCGACTGACCCTGTACTGATCGTGTCTCACGCCCCAAGACACACCACACTGTCCTGCTCGCTCCGCAGGACACTATCCTTACTGGAGCACTGCTCATGAACATTGACCGAGAACATCCGGAGTACACTTTGAAAAAGGCGGCCTGGAAAACCTACCGCGATCTGTACGCCGGAGGAGAGCAATTCCGCGCCAATGCTGCGTCCTATCTCATCCGGAGACACAAGGAGCCCCCAGACATCTATGCGGAACGCCTACGCCGTGTGTTTTACGAAAACTACCTTGGTTCTATTATTGACTGGTATGCCGCTACGCTATTTCGGCGCGAGCCGATCATTACTGTAGAGGGGGACAGCGACATCGGCAAGACATTTTTCAGCGCCTTTATCGAAAACTGCGACCTGAAGGGCACCTCTTTGACCGACTTCTTCCGCAAACAGATCACCGAGGCCATGGTGAGCGGCTCGGCCTACATTCTCGTCGATTTTCCGCAGAGGATCGGCGAACCGCGCAATCGTGCCGAGGAAGAGGCGAAGGGCTGGACGAGAGCATACCTTGTGGGTTACCGTCCCGAAGAGGTTATCAATTGGGGTTACGATTCCAATGGCAGACTCGCCTGGGTCGTCCTGCGAACGGAGTTTCTCCGCCCGCAACGCTTTGAAAGCGACAGGCCGGATCGCCGGATCCGGTGGACGTACTTTGACAAAGCCGAGTTTCGAGTTTTTGAGGCTTCCGACGAGCCGCAGTCCCGACCTCGACTTGTGGCTCATGGCCCACACGGCCTCGCCACTCTAAACATAGTGCCGCTTTTCAAGTTGGAGCTGAGCGAGGGTCTGTGGCTCGCAAACAAGGCCGGGTCACTGCAATTAGAACACTTCAATAAATCCAATGCTCTTTCCTGGGCTTTGACCATGGGCTTGTTTGCTTCCCCAGTAATCTATTCCGATCGTGAGTGGCACCAAGTCGTGGGTGACTCATACTACATCCAGCTTGGACCAGAAGACCGATTCGGCTGGACGGAGCCGGAGGGGCACGTGTTTCAGATTGCGGCCGACAATCTCGAGCGGCTCAAGAACGAGATTTATCGGGTCTGCTACCTCATGACGCAGGCGGGTGGGGCCTTTGCCGCGAATCCACCTCAGTCCGGCTTGAGCAAGCAGCGCGACTTTACAGTCACACAGGAAGTCCTTCGCGCTTATGGCGACGCGGTCAAAGACACGATGAAGCGCGTCCTGACCGCAATTGAGGCCGCACGAGGCGACGGTCTGCGAATCACTGTTTCGGGGCTGGACGAGTTCGACATCGGCGACTTCAGCGGCGAACTGGAGGACGGCATCAAACTGTTGCAGCTGGCAGGTGCGTCGAAAACACTGCGCAAGCAGATTTTGAAGAGACTAAGTCCCAAATACTTGTGCGACGTGCGTCAAGATATCAAGGACCGCATCGCACAGGAAATCGACGCCTGGTGCGATCAAGAATTTAGTGAAAGGAGACACGAATGACCGATCACCGGAAGGAACAAGGCGAGCTGTCAAGCAGCACTGATCACGTTAAGACCGCAATTCGGGAGGCGCTCGAGGAGTATTTCAAAACTCAGGCGTCCAAAGCGGAGCCAGCCTACAAGAATGAGCTGGCGGAGGAGAGAAAGCGCCGCGAGCAGCTAGAGCGGCGTGTCAACGAGCTCATCGAGGAGAACGCACGAAGCCGGCGACGGGCTGAGGAGGCGGAGCGGCACGCGGCAATCCGTGCGGAGCTGCAACGCCTGGGCGTGACGAAAGTGGATCTCGCGTTCCGGGTAGTCAGGGACGACATCCGCCGTACTGAGGACGGCCAACTCGTGGCCACGACGGACCAAGGGACGATAAGCCTGCGCGAATATTTGGCGAAATTCGTGAGCGAGAATCCTGAGTTCCTGCCGGCGCGCAACCTCGGGGGCTCTGGCGCCACGCCGCCGGCCCGATCGTCGGCTACCGGAGTCGTGGATCTGGAGCGTATCCGCCCCGGGATGAGTGCTGAGGAGCTCGAGCAGGTACGCCGAGAAATTGCCCGCCTAGCGTCGCAGTCAGTGAGCGGAACTTAGCGAGCCAAGGGTTTTGAAGGATCCTGTAGCTCCCAGCCTTTTAGCCCGAGGGGCATGGAGCAAAGGGGAAGTCCGCTCCCGGGAGCGGAACGATAAACAAGCACGAAGGAGAACGGAAACAAATGCCAGCAATTACGTCAACGAACGTGGCGAACGCGATTGTCAAGCTGGTCGCGGTGGACGCTTTACCCGCGCTCATGGGTAACCTTGTCATGGGGAACCTGGTCAATCGCGACTTTGAGCCCACGCTTGCTCAAGCCGGCGACACGGTAAACGTGCCAGTCCCGCCGAGTCTGGTGGCTAACAACATCGCTGAGGGTGGAACTGTGCAGCCGCAAAATCCGAGTCTCGGCAATGCACAGATCGTACTGAACACGCATGCGGAAGCGACGTTTCAGATCCCTGATGTGACGAAGGTCCTTGCGGTGCCGGATTTGCTGAAGCTGTACATGCAGCCCGCAGTGGTCGCACTCGCGGAAAAAATCGAGAGCGACCTGCTCAGTCTCTATGCCAACTTTACCGCGAACGCCCCGGTTGGCACACCGGGCAGCCCGATCACTGAATCGGTGATCGACGCGGCCGAAACGGCCTTGTTCCAAGCGAAGGTTCCGGCCAGTGAGCCAAAGTATCTGGTTGTAGACGCATCGACGTACTCCCAGCTACGGCAGATTCCGCGTTTCAGTGAATTTCAGACAGCCGGAGAGGCGGGCCTGAGGGCGCTGATTGACGGATCCGTGGGCAAGATCAAGGACTTCTACGTGTTCCGGTCTCAGTTTGTCCACAAGACGGGGAGCTCGCCGGTGACTACGCACAATCTGGCATTTGCACGGAGTGCAATTGGGCTGGTGATCCGGCGCCTGCCCCAACCACTGCCTGGTACGGGCGCCATCGCCGAATACGCCGAGCTAGGAAACTTCGGCATGCGCGTTGTCATGAGCTACCAGCCGAACACCCTGGCCCAACAGTTCACGGTGGATGTGCTTTACGGGGTCGGCGTTTTGCGGAACAGCTTTGGCGTGCAAGTGAACAGCTAGTCCAGTGCCTTTGCCGCGTACGGCGCAGACGTGATCTTTCGTCCTCGGTCCGAACCGGAGCAGCATCCGTCTGCGCCGTGTCACGGCGTTAGCGGGCGAGACATTGAACTGCATACTGTCAACTGGAGAACAGCATGGATCTTAAAAGCTACTACCAGAAGCTTCGGGAGATGGAGGCGGCTTTGCCGTCCGATTACGTAGTCGTTGTGAGCAAGGAGACGCCGGACGGGGGCCGGGCGGGCACGCTCACCGAAGTGCCACGTCGACTCGCAGCGAAGTTGATCCTAGACGGGGCTGCCGAGCTTGCGACCGAGGAGCAAACCAGGAAGCTGCGAGCGCTGGGGTCAGAGCCGGATGATCAGACCACCATGAACCCTCCTGGCGGAGCGGACCAGCGGAACGTCGACGAGGCCAACACGCGCCGCGTGGAAACGAACAGGAAAAAGTAGCGCGACTTCGCCGAGGACGGTATCACCATGGCACTTTTTACGGACGGGGAACTGGCCACACTCGAGCGACTGCGAGAGCACGAGAGCGCGATTGAGGAGGTTCTCACTGGGGAGCGCATCGAGATGTCCAGCAAACTCCGACTGGCACACGAAGATGTGGCAGCCGATCTGAACGTGTTCCTCGCACACGCGGCGGACGAGGGAGGCGATACCTGGGCGCTCGAGAACGTTGTCGTGACAACGGCCCTGCGGCAGTGGGAAGTCTTGCACGCACTGGAGCTTATTTATCGCGATGCCTACAGCAGTCATCTCAATGACCGTTACCGAGCGAAGTGGAACGAATACCGGCGTTCGGCCAGAGAGGCGCGTCGACGCCT